AAGAAATCCTCCGCATCAACGATCTATTCGCTTGAGATCGACAAACTCCTGCGGAACGCCAATCGATGCCGACAGCTGATAGATTGAGCAGCCTTCATACTCGCGAAGCAATTCATCCGGCAGGAGCAGTTCAACAGCAAAAGTATTTGCCTGCACCTCGAACTTGTCTCGCGAGAAGAGCGTATAGCGTGTGAGTTTTGGCACGTTGAGATCGGCATGCAGAATCGAGTGCGCAAGTTCGTGAGCGCAGACAAATCGCTGCAGCTCCTCGGAGAGTGCATTATTCAAGATGATATTTTGAAATCTGCGATACCGAACATAAAACCCGTAGGTCGTTTTCATCGGCTCATACAGGATCCCGATGTTGCGCTCACGAGCGATATCAAATGGATTGTTTGTGTTGTAACGTTCCGCTATCCCTATAGCAACCTGTCGCGGACTCATGGTTCAATCCTCGTGACGATACTTTTTAGGCGTGAACTTTTTCTTTGCCATGCGTTTTGAAAGTGTCATGGCGTGCAGAAGAGCAGCTCTCAACATCTCGCGATCCTCTTCATCCTCCGGATCGTCGCTCATCGCTGCAGCGCCGTTGAGCGAATCGACCATGTTTTCTAAATCACGTGTGATTTGGCGCTCATCTTTTGGTGTGAGTGGAGGAAGTGAAGCAGGAGGAGCAGGAGGAGTAGCTACATCGTCACCATCTACCAAAGCAGATAAAGCTACCCCGGTCGCTTTTGCAATTAAATCCAGTGTTGAAAGGCTTGGATTGTACCGATCTTTTTCAATATCTCCGATGTAGGAGCGAGACAAGCTTGTTTTTTGAGCAAGCTCCACCTGTGTTAATCCCGCCACTTTTCGCGCCTCTCGGATTTTAGCTCCAATACTCATAAAGAAGATCCTTTCGCTGTGCGGTTATTCCGTCTTTTTTGATTATATAACATTTTTGACGGAAATACTATTGACAAAATGACGGAAATACTGTAGTCTAAAAAAGGCGACGGAAATGCAAGGAATCGAGGGGGTGATATTGATGGGAAGAATTGAAGCCGTCATTAAGGAAGCACGAGATCGGTCTGGAATGACACAGTACCAGATCGCTGATGCTGTTGGTGTGTCTAGGGCTTATTATGCAGACGTAGAACGGGGGCGGTACACCCCCAGCCTTAAGCTGCTCTCGCGACTTGCAGTGCTTCTGAACATTGACCTTAATTTTTTGAAGGAGAATGACGGAAATACCTGTATTTAATTTGTGAGAATGTAGATCATTCAAGAATAGCCTACTCCAAGGAGGTGAAGCAGACTATGACCAAAGTAGCCCCGTCAACTGCATCCAGCAGGTACTATTTATCCCGCATGGCGGCAGCCGGGAAGAACGAACGCCTGAGCAGCCGCGAGGGCGCGAGTGAGGAGACGGGCATCGATCGAAAGCGGATGCAGCGCATCGAGATCGGGACGCTGAACCCGTACCCCGAGGAGGTTCTACTGATGGCAGACACCTACCACGCGCCGGAGCTTCTTAACTACCACTGCTCACAGTGCTGCCCCATCGGGCAAAGAACCGTACCACGGGCGGAGGCAAGTGAGCTCGACCGCATCACGGTGAAGTTCATGAACGCGCTCGAGCAGATCAGGGATTCCGACAAAGAGCTGCTGCGCATCGCGCAGGACGGCACGCTCTCGGCAGAGGAAGTGCCGCAGATGGAGCACCTGTTGAGCGGCATTCAGCGGATTGTGGCGGTAGCACTTGAGATTCAGATTTATCTCGACAAACGCAGGTAAGGAGGAGAAACAATGATGGACGAAATCAGCACCAAGGAGAAGGAAGCCCTTCTCGAGATTGCCCGGAAAACACTTGTCGGAATGGAGGCGAGGGAGGACTTCGAGCCGCAGAATAGCAACAGCCTCGATTTCATCGAGGTCTCCGTCTGGGGGATCGAGGAGGCGCTCACGGCAGCCTACCTTCTGGGGAAGGCGAGCGCGAAGTGAGGAGGTGACCAAATGGAAAAACTGATTCCAATTTGGGAAAAGGCGGCCCTTACCGTCGAGGAGGCTGCCGCATACACCGGTGTTCGCATCGAGTTAATCCGTGCGCTGGCACACGCTGCAAAGCTCGGAAGGAACGACTTCCCGGCTTTCTGGGTGGGGACATCCATAAAGGTCGCACGGGGGCCACTCCTGCAATGGATCGCGGACACGGCGGTCTCTCACAAAGACCTGCAGCATGCCGTGAAAATCGTAGAGAATGCAGAGCAGCTCGAGATGACACGGCGGCGTGGACGTCCGCGCAAACGGATCATTGCCTGAAAGGAGGTGGCAGAAAATGCGTGAGTTTTGGGCACCTGTCCTGATCGGCGGTGCATTCGTCGCGGCGGCTGCGCTCTGCTCGGGAGCGGTGAATCCGTGGGACGACGGCAAGAAGGCCGTTCTGGTGGAGGAGACTTACACCGTCCGCCCGGGCGATACGATATGGGGCATCGCCGAGACGTACTGTGCGAAGAACACGGGGACGAGGCGCTATATCCTCGAGTACAAATCGGGGATGGAGGAGCTGAATCCGTGGTTGCTCGATAGGAAAGGGATGCTGTACCCGGGAGATCGGCTGACGCTGACATACTGGGTGAAGGAGGAAGAGGAATGACAAAATGGCAACCGCGTCGCGACCTTGTGACGAAGAATCTGACGATGTGGCGCGTATTCCGCATCGTGGACGGCGTGGAGGAGGTTTACATTCGTCTCTATGACACACAGGATGAGGCGATTGTGGCGGCGCGAAAGATGAATGAGATGGAGGAGGAGATGAAATGATCGATTGGCATAAACGGATAACCATTCTGGCTCGAAAGAAAAAGCGCATTTACATAAAGACGTTTCGAGAACAATTTGGGAATGGGTGGGTAACAACATTCAAGAAGCTCGAAGAAAGCGATATCATCGTGTCACCTCGACTTTCTTCGCGGGAAGAAGCAGAGAAACTACATGAAGATGCAATTCGCGATGCTGCGGCGTTGGGCTATATGGTGATCTATAACGAGCTGGATGCAAGAGAAAAAGCGCCCGATGCGGCGGCAACCGCACAGGGCGCAGAAGAATAAATTCTACACCGTGATTGTATCACGGAACAGGAGGAAATGCAATGAAGATACTCAGCCTGACGCTTGAGAACTTCCGCGGCATTAAGAATCTCACCGTCAACTTTGACGGCAAGGACGCGGACATCTACGGCGCCAACGGGACGGGCAAGACCACCATCGCAAACGCGATCTGCTGGCTCTTGATCGACCGCCCTGCGACGGAGGAAGCGGATTTTACACCGAAGACCGCAGGGACGCACGGTGTCAACCACAAGGCGAGCATGGAGATCGAGCTTGCGGACGGGCAGCGGATCACCATCGCCAAGGATTTCTATGAAAAATGGACCCGCAAGCGCGGCGCGGCGGTCGAAGAGTACACGGGCAACGTTACGGATTACTTCGTTGACGGCGTAAAGTCCAAAAAGAAGGAGTACACAGAAACCCTCGAGAACGCCTGCGGCACCGACCTCGAACGGGTCAAGATGCTGATGGTACTCGGGTACTTCGCGGACACAATGAAGACGGATGAGAAGCGCCGCATCCTCTTCGAGATGGCGGGGGAATTTACCGACGAGGGTATTCTCGCCGCGAACGAGGAGCTGCGCGACCTCGAACAGTTCCTCATCATGCCGGGGACGAGTGATAAGAACTACACCATCGAGCAATGGAAGAAGATCGCCGCTGAACAGCGGAGCAAACTCAACAAAGACCTCGAGCTCCTGCCGGCCCGCATTGACGAGGCGAGCAAGAACGTCGCCGAGAATGTCGAGGATGTGGAGACCCTGAACGCGCAGCTCCGCTCATTGGAGGAAAAGAAAACCTCCATTGAGGAAAAGAAGCGCAGCCTCTCCACTCCGGACGGAAAGCAGGAGGCAACACGCGCCGCCCTTGCGGGCCTTGAAGTTGACCTTGCGACCAAGCGTGCCGCATACATCGAGCAGGGCATGGCGGCAAATCGAGAGACCAACGCGATGATTGACTGCATGATCGCAGAAAAACGCAGCGTGCAAGACAAGCTCGACGCTCTCAATCGCAAACATCAAGACAATCTCCGAGAGATGACACGCATGCAGGAGCAGCGTAAGGCACTCATGGAGGAGTACGCGGCAGTACAGGCGCGGCAGTGGGACGCAGGGGCGGAGATTTGCCCAACCTGCCATCAGCCGCTTCCGGCCGAAAAGATCGAGGAGCTGCGTGCAGAGTTTAACGCAGAAAAATCTACGGCGAAGGAGGACATCAACCGCCGGGGGCAAGCATGCAGCAAGGACAAGATCGACGCGCTCACAGCAGAGATTGATGCACAGGTGGCGGAGATTGAGGCGAAAAAGAGCTACATCGAGGATATCGATGAGCTCATCTACGAGCGGAAGTCAGAGCTTGCTACACCGCCGCCCTTCGAGGAGACGGCGGAATACAAAGAAATCACCGCCCGCATGGAGGAACTGCGTAACCGTCAGCGTCTCGGACAGAGCACGACAGAGGGCACGATGAACGCCTATGACCGCGACATCCAGAGCGTCAAGGACGAGATCGCAGCGGTCAACCTTCGCATCGCGAAGGCGCAGTCCTCCGAGGACAGCCGTAAGCGCGTCGGAGAGCTCAAGCAGGAGCTCAAACATGCGGCGGAACAGATGGAATACCTCGAGCATGGGATTCACCTGTGCGAGGAGTTCGTCCGGACAAAGGCGCGGATGGTGACAGACAGCATCAACGCTCATTTCCGCTACGTTCGGTTTGTTCTCTTCCGCGATCAGATCAACGGCGGGCTGCGCGAGATTTGCGAGCCGACCGTTGAGAGCAAGGACGGCACATGGGTCGAGTACCGCAGCGCAAACTACGCCGCGCAGGTCAATGCCAAGCTCGACATTGTGACGACGCTCGGACGACACTACGGTGTGCATCTGCCCATCCTCATGGATCAGGGCGAGAGCGTCAGCACGCCGCTCACCGTCGATGAGCAGATGATCCGGCTGATCGTTTCACCGGCAGATCAGGAAATCAGAGTAGAGGTCAAGGAATAGGAGGAGAAGCATCATGGCAAACAGCAAGGCGGTAACAACCCGCACAGAAAACGCTTTCACCATTGAAAACTGGGTCGAGAGCGAGAACATCAAGCAGAAGTTTCGCGAGGTACTGGACAAGGGGGCAGGGGCGTTCGTGACGAGCATCCTCAGTCTTGTCAAGTCCACGCCGCAGCTTGCGGCAGCAGACCCTAAAACCGTTATCAGCGCGGCAATGACCGCTGCAACGCTCAAGCTCCCCATCGACCCGAACCTCGGCTTTGCGTATATCATCCCTTACGGCAAAGAAGCACAGTTCCAGATGGGGTATAAGGGGTATATCCAGCTGGCGATGCGCACCGGGCAGTACAAGACAATCAACGCTTCTGTGGTCTACGAGGGACAGGTTGAGGGCGTGGACTTTATCACGGGTGAGATCATCCGCGGGACGAAGAAGAGCGACAAGGTGGTCGGCTATGTCGCCTACTTCGAGCTCATCAACGGTTTCTCGAAGATGGTCTACATGACCAAAGAGGAAATGCTGCGGCACGCGCAGACATTCTCAAAGAGTTTCTCGCGATCCTCCAGCGTCTGGAAAACAAACTTCGACGCGATGGGGCTCAAGACGGTCATCCGCCGCCTCATTAGCAAGTACGGCATCATGAGCATTGAGATGCAGGGAGCAGGGCTTGCAACGGCGCTCAGTGCAGACAAGGAGTACGAACGCCCGGTCGAGCAGAACGTGACGCCGCTCGAGGAAGCTACAGAAGCGCAGACAATTGATGCGGAGGGAGCGGCCCCGGAGGAAACTTCTGCACCGCCGGAAGCTGATCCGCTCGAAGGGATTAGCTTCTGATCATGGACATCAAGATCATTGCGTCGGGGAGTAGCGGTAATGCCTACCTTATCGGGGATGGCAAGACACACCTGCTCCTTGACGCGGGCATTCCGTTCAAACGCATCCAGATCGGGTGCGGCTTTCGGACGAGCAGCATTGACGGCTGCCTTGTAACACACCGGCACGGCGATCACGCAATGGCAATCCCAAAGCTCCTGCAGCGCGGAATCAGGGTCTACAGCAACGATGACGTTGCAGAGATCCATAAGGGAGTACGGGCCTTGGCACCATTACAGGAGCATACCATCGGCACATTCCGGATCCTGCCCTTTGAGGCAGAGCATGATGTACCATGCTACGGATACCAAGCAACATCGGTGGAGACGGGTGAAAAGCTCGTCTACATCACAGACAGCGCATATGTGAGATACACATTCACAGGCCTCACGCACATCATGATTGAGGCCAACTACGCGCAGGAGATCATCATTGACAACGCCAAGCATGAGCGGATCCCGCTTTATTTGGCAGAGCGCGTCATCCAAACGCACATGAGCATCGAGACCCTTCTCGATCTTCTGCAAGCAAATGACATGAGTAAGGTGCGGCAGATTTACCTTCTGCATCTCTCAGATGGCAACAGCGACGCAGAGGCATTCAAACGCCAAGTTCAGCAGGAGACAGGCGCCGAAGTTTACATCGCATAAGGAGGAAAAACATCATGGAGTACACATTCAAGAAAATCAAAATTCACGGCGGGAAACTCATCCTTGATTACCAGAAAAAGGACAAAGACGGGCATATCAGCAGCCACACGTCGAAATTTCAGGAAGAGCCGGAGCCTTCGTTTTGGGAGGTTCTTTCTCGCCTCAAGATCGACGTCTGCGAGATTCTCGAGCTTGACCCAGGACAGTACGCAGAGCGCATCATCCCGACGGGCGTAGCCTATTCCCATTCGGAGGGCGGTACGGATGCGGTCATCATGTGCAACTACAAGATGCCGGGTTCAGGCGCGACAACAGCCATCAACACGCCGATCTTCAGTATTCCGGGCGATACAGGATCATCTTCCTCAAGGGCGTTTAGCCTTGTTGCCGCCAGCAATCTCAAGGATTTACAGGATGAGGCGCTGCGTTACCTGCTCGGACACAGAGGACAGGGCAATCTTTTTGACGAGGATGAGGATGCAGACGATAAGCGCGAGCCTCGCAATATGACACCGGAGGATGCACAGCCGGCTCAGATTGCAGAGCATAACCAAAGAGGTGCACTCGTCAGATTGGGGGCATAAAACATGGCCGAACGCAGAATGTTCTCGAAGCGGGTGATCGGTTCGGCAAGATTCCTCCGCATGCCGGGGTCAACACAAGCGATCTACTTCCACCTCGGCATGGCAGCGGATGATGACGGCATCGTCGAGGCATACCCAATCATGCAGATGGTCAACGCATCGGAAGATGATCTGAGGCTCCTCGCCGCAAAGGGCTTTGTCAAAGTACTCAACGAGGATTTAGTGACTTATATCCTAGACTGGCAGGAGAACAATAAGATACGGGCAGACCGCAAAGTCAACAGCATCTACAAGGATTTACTTTTGCAGGTCATGCCCGAAACCCCGCTGATAGAGCCGCGTCAGAGGGCTGACAGAGTGCGTCCCGACATCGTACAGGACAACCATGGGACACAAACGGGACAACCGCGGGACGCAAATGGGACGTCCCATGGACAACCAATGGACAACCATGGGACGCAAATGGGACCGCATAGGATAGGTAAGGATAGGATAGTATATGCTGCTGCAGCTAACGCGCGTACGCGCGATGATCCTCAAGATAAAGACGGACCGGATCATGGAGCAGTATTCAGAGCATTCTCGGACAACATCCACCCAATCACGGGAGAGATCGAGCGAGACAGGATCATTGACCTCACGGATGAGTACGGCCCTCTCTGGATGACATCAGCAATCGAGGAGGCAGCCCTCTCCAACGGGCGCAGTCTGCGCTACATCACGGCGATTCTCGAGCGATGGAAGCGGGACGGATTCAAGGCAGAGCGAAAGAAAGGCGGGACACAACATGGCATTAACAGCGGTCAAGAGCACATGGCAGGAGATGGCGCGGAGAAATCCGCGTATGCTGCATACCTTGACGGAGATACGGTCAAGAGAGGCTCAGATGATCTGGGCAGCACGCCCCCGGAGGAAAGAGATTCTGCGGACGATTGGAGCACCGAGAGAGGCGATCCGCAGCGGACGAGCGCTTCTCTTGGCAGCAGAGGCGGAGCAGATCAAACAAGCGCATGATGCAGCTTGTGCAGCTTGCCCGTATCGAGTGGATGATTGCCATGAGTGCAGATACAACGGGCAGGAGTTCCAGAATCTCAGATACCACAATGCATTTCTCTCCTGCGTTCCGGTTTGCCCTAAACACAAAGCGCAGCAGGAGCAGAAGCGGATCGCGAAACTCATGGGGAGCAGCGGTATTGGTGAGCGGTTCCGATCGCGCAGCTTCGCGACGTTTCGCCAGACGCCAGACACAAGACATGCACTCATAGCGTGCAAGCGGTTTTGTGAGAGCGTCAAGGTCGATCCAAAGACGCCGGGAATTCTCCTGAAAGGCGGGTGTGGGACCGGAAAGACACACCTAGCGGTGTCGATTCTGCGCGAAATCGCAGAGGCGGGAATCCCCGGGATATTCGTGGTAGTCCCTGACCTGCTCGCCAAAATGCGGGCAAGTTTCAGCCTCCGAGATGGCAAGGCAGATGAGCTTTTGACAGCCGCAAAAGATGCAGCGGTACTTGTCCTTGACGATCTCGGAGCTGAGGATCCAAAACCGTGGGTGCCGGAGCTGATCTACGTGCTGATCAATCACCGCTACGAGCACATGCTCCCGACGGTCATCACTACCAACTGCGGAGGCAAGGAGTTAGAGGCCATATTCGGGCAGCGCATCGTGAGCCGGCTCTCAGAGATGACAGTACCGGTCAACATTCAGGCCGCCGATTGGAGAATGAAAGGAGCGTGCTGAGATGGCGCTTGAAAAATGTGGTTGCTGCAAAAGGTATGTGCCTGAAAGAGAGCTAGAGCCGAGCAGTATATATGGGTTTGTCTGTGAAGATTGCTTTTACTCGAGGGAGGAGGAAGCGGAGGATGAAGCGGAATACTTTGAATGGTTGCGGAAGCAGGAACAAGGCAAACAAGCTATAAGCCATGACGAGTGATATAAGGCGCGAGAGAGATATATGCTGTTTTTGACAGAGAGGAGCGTGCTGAGATGGGCGCAGAAGAATGGGCAAAACGCCTCACGGATATTGCAAAGATCGTCGAGGAAAAAGTGAAAGACATTGATCGTTGCCACATGGAAGGTAGCTATGAAACTGATAAACCGTGGGAGGAAATGGTTCTTTGGCTTCGGAAAGCAAGAGAATGCGTAGACTCTTTGCTTGTGGCACCGGGAGGACAGAATATTGATATGACAAAGCCGCAGCCGTGTACGAAGTTTCGTGATGCGTCAATAACGGCGTGGATCATGAAATTGTCTGAGGAGGCTTCTGAGGTATCGCATGAGGCGGCAGAACTTTTTTGCTTGCGCTGCGAAAAGCGTGACGAGGCGGATGTGCGGGGACGCCTTGCAGAAGAACTCACAGACGTTATAACGGTATGCGTCTCATGGCTTGATGCACTCGGCTATGACGAGGAGATGCGCAGTGAAGTGCAGCGGCTTGTGAACGAGAAGAACAAGGCACGCGGGTATTTCTGAGGAGGTGGCGGGGTGCTGAAAGAACAGACCCTTTTTGGCGAATTCGACAAAGTGCAAGTTGCCATGAACCGCCTCCGTCTGCATCAGCCACCCGAAGGGTACTATGTCGCATTCTCGGGGGGGAAAGATAGCTGTGCCGTGCTTGACCTATGCAAGCGAGCGGGCGTCAAATACGATGCGCACTACAACGTCACAACGGTTGACCCGCCGGAATTGGTGCAGTTCATCCGCCGCTCGTATCCCGAGGCGTGGGAGGGGCGCAACGTGCCCGAAAAGTCGATGTGGCAGCTCATCCCCGAAAAGCGGATGCCGCCAACAAGGCGGGTGCGGTATTGCTGTCAGTACCTCAAAGAGAGTGGCGGGGCAAAGCGGTTTGTCGTGACCGGAGTGCGACACGCCGAATCTGCCAAACGCGCCAAACGGCAGATGGTTGAGACATGTAATGTGCACAGTGGAAAGCGGTACCTCCACCCGATCATTGACTGGTCGGATTCGGATGTGTGGGAGTACATCCATACTTACAACGTGCCGTATTGCTCCCTCTACGATGAGGGATATAAGCGTCTCGGATGCATTATGTGTCCCTATCAAGGTCCAAAAGGCATGATACATGACGCGGAGCGCTGGCCGCAGTACGCCAAAGCCTACGAGGCGGCATTCCAGAGGATGCTTGACAAGCGCCGCGCGGACGGTTTGCCGACGCAGTGGGAGACGGGCGCCGAGGTTATGAAGTGGTGGCTTGGCGAGGATAACAGACTGCGAGATGACGATGCGCAGATCACGTTATTTGGTCTGCGGATGGACGAGAGCAGCGTTTGAGAGGAGGTTACGATATGGACGAGTATCATCCGTGCAAGAAGCCCGACCCGACGGCGCGGGAGGCGATTGGGAACGTGATGCGGGAGACAAGACCTAGAATCACAGGGGCGCGCAGAAGGAAAGCCCTGTCGAAGGATATGCGGACGCGGGTCTACGAAATGTACGGCGGTCACTGCGCCTACTGCGGCAGGGAGATCGACATCACAGAAATGCAGGTCGACCATGTGCAGGCGGTCTATCTCGGGGGCGAGGATGAGATGGCGAACTATCGCCCCGCGTGCCGGCAGTGCAATTTCTACAAGTCGACCATGAGCGTTGAGGGCTTGCGCGAACAGCTTAGCCTTATCCCCGGGCGACTGGAAAAGCTGTTGACGTTTCGGCTTGCGCTCGCACATGGACTTGTGCGGATCACAGGCAAGCCCGTCAAATTCTATTTCGAGGAGCGTGAAAAACAATGTTGATGCACTATCTGTCCCATCCGTTCAGCGGGGACGAGGAGAAGAATCGAGCAGCGGCAGAGGCAATCCAGAGAGAGCTGCAGGAGAAGTTTCCGAAGACGCTCTACATCAACCCTATCGCGCAATTCAAGGCACTGACAGGAATGGAGTACGATACCATCATGGGCTATTGCCTCAAACTTCTGGACAAGTGCGGCGCGGTCACAATGACAGGGGACTACCGAGCCAGCAAGGGATGCATGATCGAGCTTGCATACGCACGAGAGTATCACATCCCGGTGTTCTTCTACGATGCACAGAAACATGAGTACGTCGAGGAGGCATAACATGCGTGAGATCAAATTTAGGGAGTGGAATCCAGATACGAAGACCATGTGTCACGTTGATATTTTGAATTGTAGAAATGAAATGCAATATCTGATGCAGTATATCGGCGCAAAGGACAAGAATGGCGTCGAGATTTACGAGGGGGATGTCATTCGCGAAAATGCAGGGGAAAAATATAGGGATTATGTCGTTCGATGGAGTGATGGGAAATGTGGATTTATTGCCGATACAAAAGCTTTGTGCAAGGTGTTTCCCTGTCTGAATCAGGGCACTGCAAAGTATCTTGAAGTAGTCGGAAATATCTACGAGAATCCGGAGTTGGTGAGCAATGAAACAGATACTTGATGCGTGCTGCGGATCTCGGATGTTCTGGTTCGACAAGGAGCATCCGGCGACCGTGTTCATGGACAACCGCAGCTTTGCCCAAAACCTTTGCGATGGCCGACGATTCGAGGTCAAACCCGATCTGATCGCTGACTTCCGAGAGATTCCATTTCCTGACGAGAGTTTCTGGCTTGTCGTATTTGACCCGCCGCACCTGTGCAGTGCAGGAAAGACTTCGTGGCTCGGCATCAAGTACGGCGTGCTCGAAAGCACATGGCAGAATGATCTGCGCCGAGGATTCGAGGAGTGTATGCGTGTTCTGCATCCTTACGGCGTGTTGATTTTCAAATGGTCGGAAGATCAGATCGGCACGGCGGACGTTTTGAAGATTATTCCTAAACAGCCGCTCTTCGGGAATCGTAGAGGCAAGACAATCTGGATGGTGTTTATGAAATTTCCGAAGGAGGAATCCCAATGAACCACTTCGTAGGAATCGGACGCCTGACGAAAAACCCAAATGTAAAATACACGCAGAGCGGCAAGGCATGTGCGAAATTCACACTTGCGATTGACAGACGCAGGAGCACGGACGGCAAGCAACAGGCGGATTTCATACAGTGCGTTGCGTGGGAAAAGACAGCGGAGATCATCAGCCAATATGTCACGAAGGGGCAGAAGGTTGCCGTGGAGGGACACATCCAGACGCGCAGCTATGACGCGAATGATGGAAGCAAGCGCTATGTGACGGAGGTTGTCGTCAACAGTATGGAGTTCTGCGAGAGCAAGGGAGGTAGTACAAGTTCCACAGCACCGCCGGAAGCATCGCCGTCCGACACATGGGCTGCGAAGAACGCGGAGGAGGTTGAAGAATGGGGCTGAGTAAAAAAGATTTGCAGGAAATCCGAAGCGTTTTCAGCGATGAAATTCAGAAACTGAAGCCGCCCACGCGATACCGCGCAAAGGATCTCTCCAAACTCACGAAAAAGCGACTGTACGCCTATCCACTTCTCAAGATCAACATTGAGCGTTATAAAGCAGACATTGAGGATATCAAAAAAGAGGACATGGGAAAGTCAAAGAGCATCGTCATGTTCTCTCCGTCATCCAAAGACGGCGAGCGTCCGACGTTGGAGGAGCTGCGCGAGGCAAAGATCATGATCGTGGAGCGCAAAATCGCCCGCGACGAAAACGAGATCAGAGAAATCGATGCGGCACTATCGGCAATCCGAGACGATGAATATTATCCAATCATCGAAATGAGCTTCTTCCAGAAAATGAGCGAGGATGAAATCTGCAATGCTCTTAAATGCGCGAATGCAACGGTATGGCGGAACAAGGGGCGGCTGATCGACATCATGAATATCGCCCTCTACGGGGCGGACTGCAATGAAATTTTAGGGTGAAAAAAAGATGAAGTTTACAGGGTGAAGTTTTAGTGCTATACTATGCGCATGGGAAAAGTATGCCCAAAAGACATCGCTATAATGGCGGTGTCTTTTTCATATCACAAGAGAAAATTCTTGAAAAATCTCTTGACTTATGGTCGACCATAATATATAATATAATTACAGCAAGGGAAACAGAGCGAGTAGGCGGGCAAGCGCAGAAAGGAGGAGCACATGGACGACATGGGAATGACAGACAAGCAGTTCAACGCTTTCCTTCGTTTCATCATCGGCGACCTAAAGAAGCTGCAAGAGCAGATTGAGGCAGCGGAAACGGAACAGGCGAAGAAAGAACTGGAACAGCTCATCGAGAAGCTGCAGACATCCCTCGAAGGATAGGAAATCAAACAAGGGAAGCGGGGCGGAACTTGCCGCCGCCCTGCAATACTCCCTCATACGGCAAGAAAAGGCGGTGACAGTGATCGAAAAGAAGTTAGGGCGACCAACAGATAACCCGCGAACAGAGAAAATCGGCGTGCGGCTTTCCGTGCGCGAACTAACCATGCTGAACGAGTGCGCCGAGCGTCTAGGCACAACGCGGGCAAATGTCATCGTCATGGGCGTTGAAAAAGTTCATCAGGAACTGGAACGAAACTAAAAAGAAAAGCACTTTGCGAATAATGCAGAGTGCTTTTCTTATGCTCATGAAGGGAGGTGATGCCGTGCATATGGCATTGGACAGCACCTAAAAAGCACTTTGCAAATAATGCAGAGTGCTTTTTTCGTGGAATTTTTGCAGGTCGGGCAGAAATTTTGAAAAATCCTCTTGACTTTTGTCGACAAAATAGATAATATAATTATGTCGACAAAATAAAGGGGGTTAGATAGTGTCAGACAAGAAAAAAGTCGGCAGACCTATTTCGGGCACACCAAAGACGGTAAAGCTGACTGTTCGCGTAGATGATGAAGCGATGAGCATTCTTGATTCATACTGCGAGCGGAAAAAGGTGAGCCGTGCGGACGGTGTACGAGAAGGAATAAAGACATTGAAGGACAAATGAAAAGCAACCGTCCTACCGACCAAGGCTAAACGGTTGCTTGTCAGCTAGACCCGAAGGATTCGCTAAATCCATTATAGCATGATTCTTCGGGCAGGGAAAGGAAGAATTATATAATGGCAAACGAATTACAGATTTTTGAGAACTCAGATTTTGGAAGTGTTCGGACGGTGCTCATTGACAAAGAGCCGTATTTTGTCGGCAAGGATGTCTGTGAGGCGTTCGACGACAAGAACTACAACCGCAGCCTTGGGCGTATTGACGAGGAGGATAAGCGACGCGAGCAGATCACCGACTCCCTCGGGCGCAAGCAGGAAGCTGTTCTCATCAACGAGAGTGGGCTTTATGCTTTGTTGTTCGCAATGCAACCTCAAAAAGCGAATCATGATGGGGTATCAGATGCGTACCCCATCGAAGTCCGCGAGAGAATTGAAAAACTGCGCCGCTTTAAGCGTTGGGTTACGCATGATGTTATCCCCGCCATCCGCAAGACAGGCTCATACAGCACGATGCCATCCGACAAGCAAGCATTCAAGGAACAGGAACTCAGGACCCGTATGCTGAATGCACGCGTGCGTGAGTCGAACCAGTACCTCAAAATCGCTGCGCAGATCGACATCCCAGAATATCGCTACATTCTGCAAGCGAAGTCTGCAGAGGCTCTTAACAACGGCGTTCCCGTTCTTCCCATGCAGGAAGTTGAGCGCAAGACCTACTCAGCAACGGAGATCGGTTCGATGTTCGGTGTGTCGGCACACAAGATCGGCAAGCTCGCCAAAATCCACAATCTCAAAACGACGGAATATGGAAAGTGGTTTTATGACAAAGCCGCCTATAGCGCAAAGGAAGTTGAGACATGGCGCTACTACGAGAGCGCCATCCCCGTATTCGAGGGCATCTTTGGACGTGAGGCAGTGTAATAACTGTGCAGACTGAACGCCATAGTACCAACCGATAAAGGGCAAAGAAAAAAGCACTCGCCTCACAACCACGAGACAACGAGTGCTTTCAGTCCAACCCGAAAGGATTGATGAATCTATTATATCATCCTTTCTGGGAAAAAGAAAGGATGAATCACATGGGAGAAGTAGTTGCGATTGGAAAGGCAAGAAAGCCTGTTTCAAAAGAGTGTAACATCCATGCGAATCTTGAGAAGTCGCTGAACTTGAAGGAGACGAAAGCTCTTTTCGTAGACAATGCGTTTTGCATTGAACACATTGATGTGGTGGATGCTCCATGCGCGGCTCGCTTGTTCGGACTGGAAGCCGTACACTTCGCAATAGAAAAGGGATTTGATACGGGCAAAGCAACGGTGATTCCGTATCGCATCGGCGAAGATGGAAGAAGCTACTTGACGATGTACGGTTTCTTGGTCGCGGCAACGTACCACAACATCAGCATCATTCGCGGAGAGCAAAGCAAGCGCAAACATGGCAAGCAGTAAACAACTTCACGCCGAACCCGTTCAATTATGAACGGGTTTTCTCATACAGACAAGGAAGGCAATAGGTTCTTCCGGCGCATTGAAGCGGTGCGCGTCGCTTTCGAGCCCACCGTTTGTTTAGCTGCAAATTTTTTCATGGGGTTAATAAATTTTTTCGAGCCGCCGGAACGGAAAACAACCAACTAACTAGGGACTTGAGAAAAAAGTGAGAAAAAGATTTACCAAATCGGAGGTGATTACGCATGAAAGTCAAAGGGGATGTCAAGAAAATCACGGTCACACAGCGGCAGCTTGCATCGGCTTTTGGCGTAACACCCGCACGCGTCAATCATCTCATCAAGGATGAAATCGTCGTCCGAGATGAGGATAATCCGGGCGGTGCAGTTCTGCTCTACGAAAGTGTGAAGCGTTATTGGTCGGGGCAGAAAAACGAAGAGGTCAGCATTGAGGCGGAACTGGACTTGACGCGGGAACGCGCCAAGCACGAAAAGACAAAGCGCGAAATCGCAGAGTTGCGCCTTGCGAAAATGGAAAACCGCGCCTATGACGCCAAGACCGTTGAACTTGTTCTGACGGAGATGTTATCCAACTTGCGCACGCAGCTTCTCGGGATGCCGTCGAAACTCGCGCCACAGCTGGAAGGGAAGCCGAGAGAACAGATTTATGAGTTTATGACACGCGAACTGGAGGAGCGCCTTTCAGAACTATCCGAATACACGCCGGAATTGTTTACAGAAAAGGAGATCGAGGCGGACGATGAGGACAGCAGTTGATCTATGGCGGTACATATCCCGCAAGGGACTCAAGCCACTGCCGAAAACGAGCGTATCCGAATGGGCGGACGAATACCGCATGATCTCACAAGGCAATGCAGAGCCGGGGAGGTGGCGGACGTCGCGTGCAGAATATCAGCGGGAAATCATGGATGCATTTACACAGTCGGGGATTCACCGCGTTGTTGTAAAATCAGCGGCGCAGATCGGAAAATCAGATGTAATGAACTGTGTCATCGGTCGATTCGCCCACCTTGACCCTGCGGTAATCATGATGATTCAGCCGACCATCGAGATGGCGCAGGACTACTCCAAGACACGCATCGCGCCGATGCTGCGCGACACAAAAGTGCTCAACAATCTCTTTTTCACTGTCAAGGGGAAGGAGGATTTCGGCACAGCGAAAACACGCGACGGAAACAACACGATTCTCTCGAAGATTTTCCCCGGCGGCAGGCTCATCATGTGCGGCTCGAATTCCCCGGCGGGGCTTGCATCGCGTCCCGTGCGCGTCCTGCTCGCTGATGAGGTTGACCGATTCGCGCAGACGGCGGGCACGGAGGGCGATCCCGTTGACCTTGCGTCAAAGCGCATGACGACGTTCTGGAATCATGTGTCGGGGCTCTTCTCCACGCCGACCACGGAGGGTGCGAGCCGCATTGAGACAGAATACCTCGCAGGGACGCAGGAGGAATGGCGGCATCAGTGCCCGAATTGCGGAGAATATCACGTCCTGCGGCACACGGAGATGGAGTGCGACCATGAGGAGAGCCGCGACAAGGACGGCAACGTCACTTACGTCATGAAAAAGGTGGAATGGCGGTGTCCCGACTGCGGATTCAAATTCTCTGAACGGCAGATGAAGGACACACCACAGCGGTACGAGATGCAGAATCCCATTGCCCTTGAAAACGGCACACGCTCCTTTTTCGTCAATGGCTTTTCATCCCCGTGGCTGACGTGGAACGGCATCATGAAGGAGTGGTACGAGGCGAAGGGCGACCCGCTGAGAGAGCAGGTCGTTGTCAACACGAGATTCGGCGAGACTTATCGACTGATCGGCGCGTACGACGATGAGATGCAGTTCCTGCGCCGCCGTGAGAAGTATGAGGCAGAACTGCCGCGCGGCGTACTCCTCTTGACTGCCGCCGTTGACGTGCAGGGCAATCGCCTTGAGTATGAGATATGCGGATGGGGATTCGGCGAGGAGTGTTGGGGCATCCAGAAAGGAATCATCCCCGGCGATCCTGACCGACAGCGCATATGGCAGTTACTCGACGGCGTTCTTGACCGCCCCTATCATTTCGCCGACGGAAACAGCCTAAAAGTGGCGCGGACGTTCATCGACACGGGCGGACTGTCAACGCAGAATGTATATCTCTACTGCCGAAAAAACCTGCATAAGCAACGCATCGGCATCAAGGGGCGCGGCGGATCGGGACTGCCTCTGATATGGCGGTACAGCAAGCCGTCGAAAGAATACGGCATCCCACTTGTTATCCTCGGGGTCAACGACGGCAAGCAGCAAGTAATGACGCGCCTCGGACTTGAACAAAAGGGGCAGCAGTATTTTCATTTTCCCATGGATGATAGCCATATCGGACAGCGCGGATATGATCAGATTTATTTCAAGGGCATCATCGCCGAGCAGCGCAAAGTCACGCGCAAGGGCGGCATGATCCAAGTCGTATGGGAGCCGATCAGCAAGGATGCCCGCAATGAGCCTCTGGATCTGCGCGTCTACAACCTTGCGTGCATGAAATCCCTGCTGCCTCATATCAACTGGGAAAAAATAGCGGAAATGCTCGGCGTGAATGTGCCGGAGGAGGCACGAAAGAAAAAGGCGAAGCCGAAAGCGGCGGAGCGTCCGAAACGACCACCGCAGGCGAAATCGCGCAGCATGAATCTATATTGACAATACGGGACGGTGGGAGCCGTCCTTTTTGATGGGGAGGATGATGATGTGGCGAAATCGGAGACGGTCATTATTGAGCGACTGGAACTCTACTACGAGGCAGAGCGGAAAGTCTTGCGCGGGCAATCCTACACACTCGGCAACAGACAGCTGACACGGGCGAATCTCGCCGAGATCCGAAAGGCAATCAAGGAGCTTGAGAGCGAATTGGAGCAGATGCAGGGACGTTCGCGCGGCTTTTCAAAGCGCGTTGTATTTCACGACTAGGAGAAAGCATGAGAAAACGGAAGCACAGACCCGCAAAGGCGCGGATGCCGACGGCAAGCGAGGAAATGCGGGTCAAGAACACAGGTTATTCTGAGGGCGGCGCATCACATACAAGCGGCATCCTGAAAGCCTATCATCCCGTCCGCGCGTCCGCGAAGTCGGACATTGATGCAAATCTCTATACCCTGCGCAATCGCTCGGCGGATCAGGCAATCAATACACCAATCGGCGCAGCGGCGATTCAGACGAGTTCGATGCACACTGTCGGCGCAGGGCTCAAGGTTTTCCCCAAAATTCACTATTTGGACTTGGGGCTGAAGCATGAGGAGGCGCGGGCGTGGAATCGCAAGACGCGACGCGAGTTTGACCTATGGGCAGCATCAAAACACTGCGATCTCTACCGCCGCAACAGCTTCTACGACTTGCAGGATCTTGCGTATGTGGCGTATCTCGTAGACGGGGATTCCTTCGCTCTCTTTCGGAGGAAGCCGCCGACGCAGTTTATGCCGTATAGTCTGCGATTGCAAATCATCGAAGGGAATCGCATATCGAATCCGTATAGCGGAAACCTTACGGGCGGCTATGGTGCGTTTTCCGTTGAGGCGAAGAATCAGAGCAATGGGAATCGGATTGTCAGCGGCGTGGAGATCGACGCGGAGGGTGCGATTGAAGCCTACTGGATTTCCAACAAAGTACCGGGCGATCTCGTAGAAGCAGCACAGATGAGCGAATGGGTGCACGTCAAGGCGTTTGGCGATCTCTCAGGAATGCCGAATATCGTGCAGATATGCCACGACGTGCGCTCGGAGCAATATCGTGGTGTTCCGTATCTTGCACCCGTCATCGAAACGCTGAAACAGGTGAGCCGTTACACGAGCGCAGAACTCACGGCGGCGATCATCAAGAGTTTCTTTGCACTGTTTTTTACCAATTCGCCCGCAGGGGCAAGTGGACTCGAAGGAATCGCCCCGTCTGCCATCTATGGAGACGAGGAGGAGCGCGTTGACCCGCACGCTCCGGTCGTCGATGTATCGGAATACGGGCTCGGTCCCGGCACGCTAAACGCCTTGCCCGCAGGGGTGGACGTCAAGGCAGTGGACGCAGGGCGGAGCATGAGCACCTTTGATCCGTTCGTGACGCAGCTCATCAAGCACATCGGCGCGGCAATCAACATTCCATACGAAGTTCTCATGAAGAACTTCACAAGTTCCTACAGTGCATCGCGTGCGGCAATGCTGCAGGCGTGGGAGGAGTTCAAGCTGCGCCGGACGTGGTTCGCGCGTGACTTCTGCCAACCTGTCTATGAAACGTGGCTTGCCGAGGCGGTCGCTATCGGGCGCATTGATGCGCCGGGCTTCTTCGACGATCCTGCCATCCGAGCGGCGTGGGTGAGTGCGGATTGGTACGGGCCCACCATGTCCATCCTTGACCCTGTAAAGGACATCAAAGGGAGTGCGATGCGTGTGCAGTACGGGCTTTCGACTCGTGAGCGCGAGGCGGCAGAAATGACAGGGACAGACTTCGAGGAGAATCTGGATCAGCTCGCATGGGAGCTGAAACTGATCGAGTCCAAGGGACTGACGCTTGGAACGCCCGAAGTGCTCGCCGGGAAAGACACGGAGAGCGAGGACGAACAGAAGGGAGGTGAGGATGATGGAGGAGTTTTGGAAGTTCAAAAATAACGCCGACGGTGAGGCGGAGCTTTTGCTTTACGGCGAAATCTCGGATGCGTCATGGTACGGCGATGAGGTAACGCCGAAAAAATTCGCTGAGGATCTCGCAGCGTGCGGCGGGAAAGATTTGACCGTGCGCGTAAACAGCCCTGGCGGCGACGTGTTCGCGGCACAGGCAATCTACAATCAGCTGAAAGCTTATACGGGCAAGGTCACCGTCAAAATCGACGGGATGTGCGCGAGCGCGGCGACCGTGATCGCGTGCGCGGGCGAAACGGTCATCATGCCGAGCAATACGATCTACATGATCCACAATCCGAAATCCGCGATGCTCGGCTACTACGATGCCGTCCAGCTTGGAAAAGTGTCTGACCGCCTCACGACCGTCAAGCAAACCATCGTCAACGTCTACATGGGGCGCGTAGGGAATACGCTCTCCGAGGTGCAAGTGAGGCACAAGATGGACGCCGAGGAGTGGATGACCGCTGACAAGGCGAAGGAATACGGATTTGTTGATGAGATCACAGATGAGATCCCCATTGAAAACCGATGGGAGGATAATCTGCTGATCGTTAATTCTGTATCCTGCAAGTTGGACAGGTTCGAGAACGTGGCAGAGTTGCGGGCAATTTTGCCGGAGAAGAAGAAAAGGAGTGATACCATTATGGGAATGACAACAGCCGAGGCACTCGCAGCAATCAAGAACCTCTTGACGGGCGAGAACAAGGAGGTGCAGACGCAGGAAGCGCAGCAGGACACGCCGGCGCAGAATGCGGAGGATGTTCGCGCGGCAGCAGTGGCAGAGGAACGGGCACGCATGGCGGCACTTGATGCACTGAAAAACGGAAATCCCGCCGTTGACAGCATCGTTGAAGCGGCGAAGGCAAACGGGGCGACTGCTGAAAGCGTGAAACCATACATTGACGCCGCCGCAAATGCGCCTGTTACAGGAGTGGACACGAAACACGAGGAGAAGATGCTTGCGTCGATTCGTGCGATCCTGCAGGACAGCAAGGCATCCAATGCGGACGGTGTATTGCCGACGCCGCAGCCGTCGCATGGCGGCGAAGCGGCAGAGAAGGAACGTAATATCTCTGATATTGTAAACTTTGCCAATCGGATGAGAGGAGTGGAATGAAATGAGCTATCACGAGACGATCAAAGACGCGACGGGCTATGATGAATTGCTGGCAGGGAGCGAGATCGCCATCCTGACGAAAAACGTTACCTTGAAGCAGGGCAAAGTCTATCGACGCGGGATGCTGCTCACGGCAAAGAAGGACGGCGGCACGGGCGCGATCAAGGCGGAGCAGACAGTCAAGGATGGCGCGGCGGATTACGTCCTGTATTCCGATGTGGATGCAACGAAAGCCGATACCGTCGGGACGGTCTACGTTTCGGGGCGGTTCAACCGCGAGAAGCTGATTGCCGCCGCAGGCGACACAGTAAACGCACACGAGGAGGAGCTGCGCACAAAGGGCATCTTCCTCACGTCGCTGAAGTAAGGAGGAACTGAACATGCCGATGATTGACTACAATGACACGATTTCGCTGATGGCGGCGATGGAACGTATCAAACCGCCTGCGAGTTTCCTGCTTGACACGTTTTATCCGATTGTGCCGCCGACGGCGACGACATCGACCATTATGACCGAGTACCGCAAGGGCGGTCGCCGTCTTGCACCGTTCATCGTGAGCGGTGCGAAGGGCATCAATATGAAGCGCGACACGTCATGGATCGACACCTACACGCCGCCGATGGTCGGCCCGCGCAGAACGCTCTCGCCCGAGGATGTTTTGCATCGTTCCTTTGGCGAGACGGTATACAGCACCATGACCCCGGCGCAGCGTGCCGCGCAGATTCAAGCGCGGGACTTTGTGGAGCTGCAAAACATGATCATCAACCGCAAGAACAAGATGGCGGCAGACATCCTCACGACGGGGCAGTGCGAAATCAAGGGCTATGCGGACGACGGTGAGACGCACGTTCTTGATGTGCTGAAATTCGACGGATGGACACAGAAGATCACGCCAAGCGTGACGTGGGACAATCCGTCCGCAACGATTTACTCTGACATTAAGAACGCATCCATGATGATTCAAGAGAACACGGGCATCATCCCGACGATCATGCTCTGCGGTAAGAACATTGAGAACTATCTCATCAAAAATAGTGAGATCCGCGACTGGCTCTCCATTCCGAACCGTGAGAACCTTGCGATGCTCTCCTTTGCGCCGCGCTTCACGAGTCCGCAGATTCGCCGCATCGGGCTTTTGCAGGCGTTGAATCTGGAAGTCTACTCGTACACGGAGACGTACACAGACGATGACGGCACAGTGAAGCCGTTCCTCGGCGATAATGACGTAATCATCGCCGTTCCAGGACGCGGTCGTCAGCTGCACGGTGCGGTCACGCTGCTCAATCAGCAGAAAACGGGCTATGACACGTTCATCGGTCAGTATGTCCCATACTATAGCGGGAACGCAGACACGCAAGTCATTGCAATCACGATGTATAGTCGCTTTCTCCTTGCGCCGGAGTGGGCGGATGACTGGGCACTGATCAAGACAAAGGGGTGAGCACGATGAAGATTATCGTTAAGCGTTTCTGTCTGTCACATAACGGCGCGATTTACACGGCTGGTGACGTGGTAGAGATTGAGGACACAAAAACGGCAAAGCGGCTTGTCGCTCGTTCGGATGGCGACCTTGAAATCTACCACGGAGACGAGTTTGCGGACGTTGAGGATGAGGAAGACGAGAACATCGACGCCGAAAACGAGGATGGCGACACATCAGACGACGTGTCCGATTCGGACAGAGATGATGACGCGGCGGGGATCCCTGTTGTTGACCCCGCCGCCGCCGTCCGGACGGAGGGCGACACTGAGAAAGGAGGAGGCAGAAAGAAATGAGCACGTTCAAGGAGGATCTCAACGAAGATCTGAGGGACGTGTTTTTTGATGTCGATGAATTCGCGGAGGAGCATGACCTAAACGGGACGGTTTGCCTGTGCGTTTTGGAAAAACCGCGCACCGAGGAGAAATACCTGCGTGGCGCGACGTATGACGCATACGAGGGGATTCACGGCGTCGGCGTGACCGTACACGTTGCGTCGCGCCTACTCAAGGAGATCCCCGTGGAGGGAATGCGGTTCGACATTGACGGAGAAGTTATGCTTGTGGATTCGTGCACGCATGAGGCGGGGCTGCTCTCCATCGCGCTCAAGGGGCATGACAGCTGACAAGAGGAGGAATGCCGCAATGATAAAAGTGGACGTGTCGCAGGACGACGCGGAGAAAATCAGACAGACACTCTCCTCGCTCTCGGGACGGGAACTGCACGCAGTTCTCGGCGCATCGGGGAAACGCGCAGCGCGTCACGGCATGACCGTAGGCGCAAAGAAAATGCGCGAAGCCTACACCATCAAGGCGGGCGTTGCAAAATCCCGCATGAAAGTAGAGAATCCGAGTACGCTTGATACCGTCATACGAATTGAGGGCGGCACAGAGCCCGTCAAGAACTTTCGTGGAACGCGGAGGCGCAAGGACGGTGTTTTCGTGTCCATCAAGCAGGACAGCGGGGGCGTTGTCCCACGCTCCTTTATACACGGAGATGCCCCGCTCATGCGCGAGGGGACAGAACGCTATCCACTCAAGGGCATCTATGGTCCATCCGTCCCACAGATGTTCGATGAGGACAGCGTGATCGAGACGACAATGGATGCTGCGTTAGAGAAGTACGAAGAACGAATCGTCCAAGAGTTATATTGGCGTATAGGAGGGAAAACATGACACCGTGGCGATGTGCAGAGGAGATCGCGGATTTTCTGGGTGAGGAAATCAAAAGATATGACGAAAAGTCAGGCACAGGAGAAGCCCATGCAGGCTTTTTGCCGATTGCCGATGTGAGGACGATGAAAAAGGAGCAATGCCCGCACATCGTGATTCGTCCGCACAAGGTAAAGGACGAGAAGAAAGAACGCCTTGCAAGTATGGCGGTCTATGTCGTTGTATGTCCTGAGGAGGAGAAGTGCGGAGCAGAAAGTCTCTATCACATCTTGGAGTTCCTGCGCTTTTCGCTGCTCTCAAAGAACCCGATCAAGAACCGCTGGTTGATTGCGGAAGGTGCACTCGAAACGAGCATCCCGGATGAACAGCCCTATCCGAAATACTGGGGGCGCATTGATTTTGATGTGATCCTGCCCATCGTTAAGAACACGCCGAATGATATTCTTGGCAGGATATGAGGAAGGAGGACACATGAAAGAGACGGAGACAGTGGAGCTTTCTGCTCCACTGAAAAAGAAGGAGAAGGAAACAGCGATTGAAACGGTCGCACAGCCGATGATCTACATCGGCCCGAGCATTCGAAGCAGCGATCTTTCAACGTATAAAGTTTTTGCGGACGGGATTCCGGAGGCGTTCAAGAATGACCCAATCCACGCGCCGCTTTTTGTTTCGCCGGAAAATCTTGACGCGGCACGCGCCGAAGTCAAAGAGATGGGATCATTCCTCAACGTTCTGTATCAGAAAGCCGTACAGGAGTATGAGGAAAAGGAAAGGCGGTAAAGAATATGGCATTTTTTCACGGTGTACGGGTGAAGGAAGTACCGACTTCCATTCTGACGCCCGCAAGTACAACGGCGGGGCTGCCTGTCGTATTCGGGACAGCACCCGTCCATCTGACGGCTGACCCGGAGAAGAACATCAATCGCCCTGTCATCTGCTACAGTTGGAATGAGGCCGTTGCGGCGTTTGGATATTCGGATAACTGGGACGAATACACACTTTCCGAGGTCATGTATGCGCAGTTCAAACTCTATGGAGTAAAACCGATCATCTTTGTCAACGTGCTTGACCCGAAAAAACACAAAGAAGAGGTCAAGGATAACGATGGGCGCACAGTCGCGGCGGGGCGCATCACACTTGCCGATCCGGTCATTCTTGCCTCGCTCAAAGTCAAATCCTCGGCAGCGGCAGAACCCGCAAAGAACATTGAGGACTATACGGCGGCATACAACGATGACGGGAAGCTCGTCATCTCCGTTACACCGACGGGCGCACTCAAGTCCGCCGATAAACTCTATCTTGAATACAGCAAGATCGACCCATCGAAAGTGAGGGACACGGACATCATCGGCGGTGCAAGCAAGACGGGGACGGCGGGACTTGAGTGGTTGGATTCCATTTATACGCTCTTTTCTCTTGTTCCGGGGATTGTCGCCGCGCCGGGCTGGTCAGACCGTCCGAGTGTTGCCGCCGTCATGAAGGCGAAGGCGATGAACATCTCCGGGCTGTTCCGCTGCATCTGTCTGACGGACGTGGATACGGGCGCAGTAAAGCACTACTCCGACGTGAACGAGTGGAAGAACAAGAACAGCTATACAGGTGTGAATCAGGTCGTATGTTGGCCATGCGTCAAGAGCGGCGATATGGTTTTCCGCATGTCCACGCATATCCTCGGCATCATTGGCGTTATGGATGCGGCGAATGAGGATGTGCCGTATCAGAGCCCGTCGAACCTCTCCATGCAGGCGACGGGCATCTGTCTCAAGGACGGCACGGAAGTCGCGCTCTCGCTCGATCAGGCAAACCTCCTAAACAGTCAGGGAGTTATGACCGCACTCAATTTCAGCGGCGGATGGAAGAGTTGGGGAAACTACACAGGCGCATATCCGGCCATCACAGATGTAAAGGACTCGTTTATCTGCGTACGTCGAGTGTTTGACTGGCAGTATCAGACGTTTATCCTAAATTACTGGCAGAAGGTGGATCAGCCGCTGATGCCGCGCCTTATTCGGACGATTGTTGACTCCGAGAAGATCAGGCTTAACGGACTCGTGTCGCGTGGATTCCTGCTTGGTGCAGATGTGAAATTCCTCGAAGAGGAGAATCCGCTCACAGACCTCCTGCAGGGGATTATTCGTGTACACAGCTACATCACGCCGCCCGTCCCGGCACAGGAGATCAACGACATCCTCGAATACGATGTTAACAACTTCAAGGCGCTCTTTGGCTGAGAAACGAGGTGAAATAAATGACCATTCCAGAAGTAATCAACGATATGCGTTGCTACATCGACGGAAACGACGACTGCATCAGCGCATCCAGTGTGGAGCTTCCTGATCTTTCGTCCATGACCACAGAAGTGAAGGGAATTGGCATCGCCGGGACGATGTCTGCACCGATTCACGGACATTATGAGAGCCTTGAGGTCAAGGTGAATTGGCAGGTGCCGACAAAAACGGCGATGCGCTACCATGGCGGGAGAGCAATCAAGTTTGAAGCGTATTCTGATGTGCAGGGATTCGATTCCGGGGCAGAAGAATATACACATGAACGTTATCGTGTGGTCGTTCGCGGGCGTGTCAAAACCTATTCGGGTGGCAGCTTAGAAGCGGGGAATACGTCGGGGAGCAGTACTACAATTGAGGTACATTACTATAAACTTGAGTATGGCGGCGAGACGATCGCAGAGATTGATAAGTACGGCTACAAAGCCATCATCGGCGGGAAAGACTTACTTGCTGCGGTGCGCAAGAATATTGGTATGAACTAGAGGAGAACAGGATAATGGCAGAGGATAAAAAGAACAAGTTAGACAATGCTTTGAAAGCAGAGGCAGAGGATGTGGAAGTGTACGATGCTGAACCCGTTGATGAGGCAAACGTGATCCAGCTCAAAAAGCCAATGCACAGCGGCGCAACAGAGATTCACCTTGACTTCGATCACGTGACAGGCTACATCCTCCTGAGGTGCGAAAAGGAGGCAAAGAAAGAAGATCCGCTGATCAGCGTCATGGCACTCTCGCAGGCATATCAGGCACGTGTCGCAGCAGCGGCGGCAAAAATGAAGTTCGATGAGATTCTGGAACTCTCGGGCGCGGACTTTACGGCAGTCTGTCTCAAGGTACAGAATTTTTTAATGGGATCGCGCTAGGAGACAGCCTCCGGCGCTCCGCTCTGCGCATGGCCAAATACAGCAATTCCCCTATTGGCATGTTTCTTGAAATGCCGACAGGGGAATTTAGCTGTTGGATGCAAATCATGAACGCGGAGATCAAACTGGAAGAAAAAAAGGCAAAGGCAGCCACACATAAAAAATAGCCGCCTTGCGGGCGGCTCTATGGAATCATGGGAGGTAGCGGGCGGGTTTTTGCGGCGGGACGGGCGGTGCGCCATCGCTACGGTGAACGAAATTGTAGACAGTTTCAAGAAGCGTAGAGATTGAATCCGTCGTGTTTGCAAAAGCTCCGATCAGTAACCATCCGAAAATAGTAACAACCATCATGGAACAAAAAACAAGAATCATAACGGCTAAAAAATCCATGTTCGTTCCCTCCAATCCGTTCATACCTGAGTAATTCTTGCTTTCAGCATACAGGGGAGGTGATACTTTGTCAACCGGAAAAACATTCGCGCTCGCCATTGCGCTTAAGGCGACCATCGACAGCAGTCTTGCATCTGGGATTGCAAAAGCGGCACAGTCCATCCAGAGCGTCGCACAGACCGCGCATGCGGCCAACGCGCAACTGGATAAGGGGACAGCGGCATTGCGTGGCTATGAAAGCGAACTTTCAAATATCAGCGCAAAGTCCGCGCAGTTTATAACGCTCAAGCGTGCCATTCAAGATAATTCAAACAGCCTCACCGAGGCCCGCGCCCGCGCGGCGGCACTCGCAGGAGAGTTCAAGGCATCGCAGCAGGAGACGGCGGCACTTAAAGCACGCGTCGATCAGGCAAAGGAAAGCCTCGACCGCATGAAGGGAACGCTCACACCTGCGACGTTCAAAGCTGCAAAGGCAGAACTCAAGAGTATGACCGCCGCATACAAGGAGAGTGAGGAACGGACAAAGGCTCTCGGCAGGGACTTTGAGGAGGCGAAGAATAAGGCGGCGCGGCTGAAAGATACCCTATCAAATCAGCAAGCCGCACTTCAAGGTGTCCGTACCTCGCTCACCGAGGCGGGCATATCGACAAAGAACTTTGCTGAGAGTCAACGCACGGCACAGGAAGCCCTACAGAAAACCATCGACAAGGAGAAAGCCGCGATAGCACATCGTGAGAAGATGGCAGGACTGCGTGAGAAAAGACAGGGCGCAAGCGAAAAATTTAGCGCGGCAAAGGGAAACTTCATGGAAGCGACGCTTTTTGCGGGGGCGATTGCCGCGCCACTCATCGAAGCAACGCATGAGGCAATCAAGTTTGAGTCTGTGATGGCGGATGTGCGCAAGGTCGTTGACTTCGATACGCCGCAGCAGTTCAAGACAATGTCGGGTGATATTCTCAAACTATCGACGGAGCTGCCGATGGCGGCGGAGGGGATTGCTCAGATCGTCGCGGCGGGCGGACAGTCGGGCATCGCACGCGAGGATCTGCTTGCCTTTGCCGAATCTGCAACAAAGATGGGCATTGCCTTTGACATTACCGCAGATCAGGCGGGCGATATGATGGCAAAATGGCGCACGGCGTTCAAAATGAACCAGGAGGAAGTCGTTGCGCTTGCCGATAAAGTCAACTACCTCGGTAATACGACAGCGGCATCCGCGCCGCTCATCTCGGATGTTGTGACGCGCATCGGCCCGCTTGGTGAGGTCGGCGGCGTTGCATCGGGGGAGATCGCCGCGCTTGGTGCGTCGATGGTCGGCGTTGGTATTCCGTCAGAAGTCGCGGCAACGGGCATTAAGAACCTCATTCTTGGCATGGCAGCGGGCGAGGGGGCGACGAAGTCACAAGCCGCTGCATTTGCCGCGCTTGGCATGACGGCTGAGGATGTAGCGAGCCGGATGCAAGTGGACGCAAAAGGCGCAATCATCGACGTAATGAAAGCCCTGCAGGAACTTAACGCAGACAAGAGGGCAGCGACACTACAAGACCTATTCGGCAAAGAATCCATCGGAGCAATCGCGCCGCTGCTCGGCAATCTTGAGAATTTGCAGGAGAATTTTGATAAAGTTGCCGATGCAGCGCAGTACGCGGGGTCAATGGAGCAGGAGTATGCGGCGCGTAGTCAGACGACGGAAAATCAGATTCAGCTTGCAAAGAACGCGCTGGACGCTACGCAAATATCCATCGGCAACGCACTCCTCCCGGCAATTGGGAATTTGTTCGCAGCAGTCGCGCCCGTACTCACGTCCTTTGGCGAGTGGGCATCAAAGAATCAGGAACTTGTTGCAATCATCGCAGGAGTGGCGGCGGGAATTGCTGCGCTTATCGTTGCAATCGCAGGAATGACCTTGATCGTACAAGGCGCAGCCCTCGCCTATGCGTCCTTCCAACTTGCCGCTGAGTTTGTCAAAGGGCTTGAACTCGCGACGAGAATAGCAACGGCGGCGCAGTGGGCATGGAATATAGCAATGTCAGCCAATCCACTGGGGATGATCGTCATTGCGATT